CCATACAACTCCGTAAAATTGTCGTTAATTTTGTCGAATGCTGTTCTTAACGGATCACCGGTGCCGTCGTTAGCTAAAGTACCTATGTTGATTGCTTGTTTTGCCATTTGCTATTATTTATCCAAGATTTTATAAACCCATTGTAAAGTTTTATACGTCAAAGACGATCCTTTGAAATTTAAACACACAGGCGTCACTAGTGATGTTGCTGGCAATTAGTCTTATATCATCGCCATTTACATCAACGCTGAGACTGGCCAACGGATCTGTGTAATTTGTGGTAGAACCAAAAGAAACAATATAAGCCGTGGTTCCGTCATGAGTGACATTGGCTTCAGTGTATTCAAATCTAGTGTCTGCGGCATTAGAAATGGAAATGAAGTATTTGGCACTTCTATAAACTGTTTTATCAAAGGTGTTGACCACCGATGCGGCAGAGCTTGATATTGTGGTTGTAGCATCAGCAATATCTGAATGATTTAAAGACACACCAGCTGTGGCAAAAGCTAACACACCTAATCCGTTGGTACTAAGAAACTGTCCAGCGGAACCGTCAGTGGTTGGGAAAGTAAATCCACTCAGGCTTACTCCACCAGTTCCATTACCGGTTAATTCTAAAGTAGAATTTGAGGCATTAGTTGATACAGTGTTGTCTGCAATGGTTACACCGTCTATGATCACCGAAGCTGTTGTGGATACAGTAGTGAAGGTACCAGCAACAGCAGTGCCACCACCAATTACGGTACCGTCAATGGTTCCGCCATTGATGTCTAGATCACCTGTTACCTTAACAGACCCTGTGCCACTGGCTGACAGGACTAGATCTGAATTTGATTGTGTGCTTGATATCACGTTGTCTGCAATTGATATACTTGAATCGATAGTCAGTGCTTCGTTGATCTGTATTGCCGATGAGTCATCTGATGTGATGGTAGTTCCGCTTATTCTCAGAGCACCCGCGATTACACCTCCTGTTCCACTGGCCAAAAGAACTAGATCTGAATTTGATTGTGTGGCTTGTATTTCATTGTCTGTGATAGATATACTTGAATCGATAGTCAGTGCTTCATTGATCTGTATTGCCGATGAGTCATCTGATGTAATTGTTGTTCCGTGTATTCTAATGGCGCCGGCGACCACATCTCCTGTGCCACTTGCTGATAATACCAAATCTGAATTTGATGCTGTGGTTTGTATTTCGTTGTCTGTGATATTAATATTTGAATCTATAGTCAGTGTTTCATTGATGTTGATTACCGATGAGTCATCTGATGTAATGGTAGTTCCATGCACTCTTAGAGCACCCACAACCACATCTCCTGTGCCACTGGCTGACAGAAGTAGGTCTGAATTTGTTGCTGTGGTTTGTATTGCGTTGTCTGTGATATTAATATTTGAATCTATGGTTAAAGTGTCTATGACCACTGAACCAGTTCCGCCTGGTGACAGTATAATATCTGAATTTGATGCTGAACTAATAATGTTATCATTAAGGGTTAAATTGTCTATTCCTACTGGGCCGGCTAAAGTAGTTGCACCGGTCACAGATAAACTGGAAAGAGTAGTTAATCCACTGGCAACGTCCAGAGTAGACGACATGGTGACAGCACCTGACAGAGTAGACGCTCCGGAAACATTTAAAGTTCCGTCAACAATCAATCCATCGTTGATATTAATAATGCTTGAATCAGCAGATGATAGAGTTGTACCGCTGATACTAATGGCTCCAAAAATTACTGATCCTGTACCTGCAGGAATTAAATTAATGTTTTCATTGGTTCTAGTACCTTCAATATTGTTGTCATTTATTCTGATAGCAGGAAAAGATACACCACCTGTGCCAGCTGGACTAAGGACTAGATCATCGTTGGTTCGTGTTGCGGCAATTTCATTGCCAGTAATGCTAATAAAACTGCTGAGCTGTGCTGAATCATATATTTCAGTGAAATTGGTATTCACTTTGATCATAGCCGCTCGAAGTGTATCGCCATCTCCACCGTTTGCTGTTCCTATGTTTAATACTAGTTGTGTCATATTATACGTTTATAAGTCTTTTGGTTCCAGTGATCACATGATCATTTGTATTACTTATTGTTCCAAGCAGTCTTACGTTACCACTATCTATATCCACAGTAAGAGTAAAAAGATCTGATGGATTATTGTTTCCTATCCTAGCACCCTCACTGATAAAAGCATTGGTTCCATCGTGCACCACAGTGCAATCAAAAAGTTCAAAATTGCCTCCGGTGGCATCAGTTGCCTGAACAGTATATTTTGAACCTCGAAATGAAGAGACACTAAATGAATCCAACACAGTCAGAGAAGAAGCACTTCCAGCCGCTCTACCCATCATGATTCTATAACCATTCACTGTGGTTGACGAACCTGATGTAGAAGCCGCGTTTACTGTTGTGGTTGTTCCTGAATGCTCTGCTGTGAAGATCAACTGATCTGTACCTTTGGTGCTGACCACCGGTCCTTGAGAAATAAATGCTGTGGTACCATTACTGGCCACTGTGCATTCTTGAATGGATGATGGTGTACCTGATTCACCTGAATTGTGGCCAACAAAAATATAATGTGCACCTTGATGCGTGCCAGTGGCAAAAGTGTCCACTGCCGTTGCAGAACTGGAAACCGTGACTGCTCCTACTACTCTAACATTGGTTCCTGTTGCTGTGCTTTCGTCGTCTGCCAGTAAAATTCTATACATGTGTACTCTTAAATTTGGAGTATTACCTGAAGCTCGAAGTCGCACGTTATTGCTGTCAATGTCGGCTGTGATTGTTAGAAGATCATTGTTGCCGGTATTGACAATGTTGTAAGTGTTCACAAACGCATTGGTGCCATCATGAACCACTAGACATTCTATGTTTGATAATTCTGTTTTTGCTCCATCATTTACTGATATGAAATATTTTGCTCCCCTGTAATCTGCTTTGGCCCACGAGTCTAGTGTTTCAGTGGCAGAATCAACATCGGTGTTGATCACAGCTACAGCATTTGTGGCATCTTCACTGACATAACCAGTGGAATCATCATCTCCTAGGCCTATTCTGTAGAACTGCAAATTCATATCATTACTAGCACCTGCGCCGAACAGCCTAACCAGACCACCGCCAATATCTGCAGTGGCAGTGATGTAATTGTTGCTATCAGTTTTAACTAGATTTGAAGTGGTTATAAACGCAGTTGTGTTATTGTGAACAAGTGAATATTTTGCAACTTCAAAATTTGCGGCATTATCATCTCGTGTTAGAACCATGTACCATGCACTGTCATATTTTGTTGGTGCGAATGAATTTATTATAGCGGCACTTGATTGTATCAACTCATGAGAACCAGTGGCTGTGACATGATCTACCGTGACTTCAGTTGTAAAAGAAATTGTGCTTTGGAAATCCTGTAGGTTCGATACACTGAACAGTACAGGTGATGTTTGCCAATCTAGCACCTTTGATCCATCAGTTTTAATTAGTTGTCCTGTATTTCCGTCAGAATTGGGCAGGTAAAATTCGTTTACTCTGACAGTGCCTGTGCCATTGCCTAAAAATTCTAAATCATCATTGCTTTGAGTGGATGTAATTGTGTTGTCAGTTATTTTGACTCCTGAAGAAGATAATGATGCTGTGGTGGTCGGAGAAAGAGTTATAGTTGAAAATGTACCCGCCGCCGGAACTTCACCACCAATGACTACATCGTCAACGGTACCGCCATCGATGTCTGCTTTGGTAATTTTAACTGCTCCTGTACCTGCAGTCAACAACAGTAGATCTGAATTTGATGTTGTGGTTTGAATTTGATTTTCTGATATGCTGATGTTTGAATCTACAGTTAGTCCTTCATTGATCGCTATCTCTGATGAGTCATCTGAGGTTAAAGTTGTGCCATGTATTCTGATGGCACTCACAACTACGTCTCCTGTGCCACTAGCTGACAGGACTAATTCCGCATTTGATTGTAGGAGTTGAATTTTGTTGTCTGCGATTGATATGCTCGATTCTATAGTAACTGCCTCATTGATCTCTATTCTTGATGAATCATCTGATGTTAAAGTAG